TAAAGATGGCAAATATAAAAAAGAATGTTGCACGGGAGAAACATTAGCTCAAGGGATTGGATCACTAGTTGAACAATCAATTTCAAACGTGGTTAACACGAATACAACACGAGTAATTACTAACAATTAATTAAATATGACTTACAAAAATGTACTAAACAATGTTAAGCAACTACTTTCAATGGAAGTTAAGTTGGCTCAACAAACTTTAATGGATGGAGTTACCACCGTTGAAGCAGAGGAGTTCGCTCCAGATTATTCTATTGGAATTGTTACACCAGAGGGTGCAATACCAATGCCTGTTGGAGAATATACTTTGGCAAATGGGGATGTATTGGTAGTTGAAACGGAAGGTATTATCAAATCTATTGCTCCAGAAGCAGCAGAAGAAGCAGCACCTAAAACAGAAGCAACCGAACCAGTTATGGCAGAAGCTACAGCTAAAAAAGTTGTTGAAACTGTATCTAAAGAAACTTTCTTTGCTGAGGTTGAAAATTTTGCAACAATTAATGCTGCATTAAAAGCTGAAATTGAAGCATTAAAAGTTGAATTAGCAAGTAATGTTCCCGCTGCTTCAATTATTACGCATAACCCTGAAAATGTAGTTGAAAAAAACTCTTTTCAAATTGCATCAAAACGTGAAAGAACTACAGAAGATGTAGTTTTCTCAAAATTATTTAAAAACTAACTAATAAATATTTAAAAAATGGCTACAACGCTTTCATTAACAACAACCTATGCAGGTGAATTCGCTTCAAAATATGTGGCGGCTGCATTACTTTCTTCTCCAACTATCGAAAACGGTGGTGTTGAAGTATTACCAAATGTAAAATACAAACAAGTTTTACAGAAAATTGCTACTGATGGTTTATTAAAAGACGCGACTTGTGACTTTACTTCAACTTCTACAGTTACTTTAACTGAAAGAGTTTTAACTGTAAAAGATTTGCAGGTAAATTTAGAATTATGCAAAAAAACTTTCCATACAACTTGGCAAGGAATTGAGCAAGGTTATTCATCTTTTGATACTTTGCCTCCATCTTTTCAAGAATACTTAATTGGGTATGTAGCTTCTAAAGTTGCTGCACAAAATGAAGTTGCTATCTGGAATGGTGCTACTGCTACAAGTGGACAATTTGATGGATTTGTAACTAAAATTGCTTTAGATGCTGGTTTACCAACTGCGCAAGAAATTGCTGCTACTTCAACTAACATTACTGCTGCTGCAACTGTTATTACAGAATTAGGAAAAATCGTTGATGCTATTCCTGCAACACTTTACGGAAAAGAGGATTTGTATTTATATATCTCTCAAGCAACTGCAAGAGCTTACGTTCGTGCATTAGGTGGATTTGGTGCAAGTGGTTTGGGTGCAAATGGTACAAATGCAATGGGAACACAATGGTTTAACAACGGAAGTTTAACTTTTGACGGAGTTAAGCTTTTTGTTGCAAATGGGTTAACTGCTACACAAGCATTAGCAACTACAAAATCTAACTTGTTTTTTGGACTTTCTTTAAATTCAGATTTGCAAGAAGTAAAAGTTATAGATATGTCAGAAACAGACGGATCTAATAACGTAAGAATTGTGATGAGAATGGCTGCTGGTGTTCAATACGCAGCAATCGAGGATATCGTAACTTACGGAATTACAAACTCAGCTAACTAATAGCTGAAAATAAAAAGATTAAAGGTGGTGCAATAAACACCACCTTTTTTTATAACTAATTTAAAAAATAAAAATATGGCTTGTGATTTAAGTTTAGGATATTTGGAACCATGTAAAGACAATGTAGCAGGTTTAAAGGCTTGTTATTTTGTGAATTGGGGAGATATGACAGGAGTTACTTATAATGTAACTAATACTGATGTAATTGATGCTGTAGCAGGAACTCCTACAGCGTTTAAATATGAATTGAAAGGAACAAATAGTTTAGACCAAACTATAACCTCTTCAAGAGAAAATGGAACTACTTTCTTTGAGCAAAGTTTAAAATTAAGTTTAAAGAAATTAACTGCTACAATGCACAAGGAAATAAAATTACTTGCGTTTGGAAGACCAGTTGTAATTGTAGAAATGAACAATGGTAATTTATTCCTTTGCGGTTTAGAGCATGGAATGGAATTAACTTCCGGAACTATTACTTCTGGAGTAAATATGGGTGACGCTTCGGGTTACACTTTAGAATTGAAAGGAATGGAAAAAACGGCTGCTAATTTTATTGGAACAAGTTTAGTAACTGCAGGATTTACAATTGTTTCTGCTTCTTAATAATTGTTTTCATATTGTTTTAAAAGCCTACTATTAAAGTAGGCTTTTTTTATAGAAACAAAAACGCATCTTTTACGTTATATAAGTATGATAGTTTTAAAAGATTATACCTATACACAAAATTTCAAGTTTATGCCACGAAGCAAAGAAATTGCTACGATGGTATTTATTGACGAATTAACCAATACTTCAACTACTATAACCAAACCCGTTTTAGTAACTGAAAAATATTATGTTAAATTTTTATCGAGTAGAACATTTAGCTTTTTAATTGATGGACATACTTACCGATTAAATTGTTTCGATGCTGAGGGAGTTCCTTTATATCGTGATAAAATTATGTGCACAAATCAACCAATACAGGATTACACTATTAACAATGGCGACTATGTAGCGAACCATACAAGCAACGAATTTATAATTTATGAGTAATATACACTTTATACAATTAGCAGACTACCAAGCACCTAAAATTACGGAAAATAAACGCGAGGAATGGGTAGATTTTGGAGAGGAAAATAATTATTATCAATTTTTAATAGACCGTTATAATGGTTCTACTACAAACAATGCAGTAATTAATAATATTAGTAAATTAATTTATGGAAAAGGTTTAACGGCAAACGATGCAAATCGTAAACCTAACGAGTACGCACAAATGAAAATGTTATTTTCTAAAGATACAATTAAGAAAATAGCAAAAGATTTGAAATTATTAGGAGAGTACAATTTGCAATTAATCTACAACGAACAAAAAAGTAAAATTGTAAGAGTTGAACATTTACCGACTAATTTAGTACGTTCTGAAAAATGTGATAAAGATGGTGTTATAAATGCAATTTACTACTCCGATAACTGGCAAGATACTAAGAAATTCCCACCTAAAAGAATCCCTTTATTTGGCTACGGAAGTAAGTCCGAAAAATTAGAGGTTTTGCGGGTGGGCAATTATACAATAGGTCAAAAATATTATTCGAATATTGACTACATTGGGGGGTTAGAATATGCAACTTTAGAGCAGGAAGTTAGTTCTTATTTAATTAACGAAGTTCAAAACGGATTTTCAGGAACTAAAATTGTAAATTTTAATAATGGCGTTCCAACTGAGGAGCAACAAACAATTATACAAAATAAAGTAAAAGCGACTTTAACAGGTTCAAAAGGTAAAAAAGTAATTGTAGCTTTTAATAGTGACGAAACTAAAAAGACTACCGTTGACGATATTCCTTTAAATGATGCTCCAGAACATTACAAATATTTGTCAGATGAATGTTTAGCAAAAATAATGCTTTCGCACAATGTAACAAGTCCTTTGCTATTTGGAATTGCAACCTCAACAGGATTTTCAGCAAATGCGGATGAATTAAGAAACTCTTATATCCTTTTTGAAAATATGGTTATTAAGCCATTTCAAGAAACGATATGCGACGGATTGGATAAAGTTTTAGCTTTTAATGAAATTGCTTTAGATTTAAAATTTAATCAATTACAACCATTAGACGCAGAAGGCGAACTAACAAAAGCAATTGAAACACCTACTCAATTAAGTAGCCAAGAAATTGACATTTCAAACTTCGGAGAGGAAATCGATTTAAACGAATGGGAGTTAGTAGATAGTAGAAAAGTAAATTACGAGGAAGAAATTCGCTTAGACGCTGAATTATACGCTTTAAACAACCCAAAAAAATCGCTATTAAGTAAGGTTTATGAGTTTGCAAATGCAAGTACAGGAACTGCAAGAACTAAAAGCCCATCCGAACAAGATACTGAAAAATTTATAGCACGTTATAGATATAGTGGTAATGCTACGCCAGAAAGAGAATTTTGTAAAAAAATGATGGGTGCAAATAAATTATATCGCAAGGAAGATATTGAAGCAATGTCGCAAATGAATGTTAATCCTGGTTTTGGTATGCGTCCAAATCCAAACCAACCTTATGATATTTTTCTTTGGAAAGGTGGCGGTTTACTTTCAGATAATTTTCCAAATGGAACATGTAAACATTTTTGGACTAGAGAAATGTATAGAAAAATTGGAACTGGAAAAAATACAGCAGCTACCAAATCAACACCAGCAGACGTAAGAAAAGCGGGAGAAATTGCACCTACTAACGATAAAAGAGGTTATATAGCACCTCACGATATGAAATAATGGCAAAAGCACTTTTTATAACACGAGATGACATAGTTAAATTTACTGCATTAAATGGCAATTTGGATACGGATCGCTTTATTCAATTTATTTCGATAGCTCAGGATATTCACATACAGACCTATTTAGGAACAAAATTATTTAAAAAGTTTAACGATGGGATTGTCGCAAATAATTTAACGCAAACGTATAAAGACCTTTTAAGCGACTATATTAAACCGATGCTAATACATTGGGCAATGGTAGAGTTTTTACCTTTCAGCGCTTATACAATAGCAAACAAAGGAGTTTTTAAACATACCTCTGAAAACGCTACAAGTGTAGATAAATTAGAAATTGATTATTTAGTTGAGAAAGAAAGAAGCGTTGCAAATCATTATACTACAAGATTTATCGATTATATGAGTTATAACCAATCGAGTTTTCCCGAGTATAACACAAATTCTAATGGGGATATGTTCCCAGATCATGATGCAAGTTTCACAGGATGGGTATTATAATTAGAAAAATGCAGTTAATTCATCATGCTGAAAATGAAAAAAAGTTAAAGAAATTTTTAATTAAGTTAGAAAAAAATAAACCATTAAAATTAAATAACAATGGCAACATTTAAAGATACAACTTATCGAGTGCAAACCGATATAATCGAAAATGAAAACGATATTAATATCGAGAATGGCGCAATGTATTTAAACGATAACAAATTAAAAATTCACATTAACAACGAAATTAAAGAAGTTACAGGAATTGATTTAACCAAAACAAGTCAACTTGTTAATGATGGAGATAATGGAATTTCACATTTTATTACTTTGGAAGATTTGCCAAGTAATTTAATACTTTATTCAACAAATGTAGCAAGCGGAATAAATGGTTATTATAAATTAGTAAATTCTATAACCGATCCAAATTATAATACGACTGCTGTAGATATACCAACGGGTGCAATTACAACTACTAACCAATTTATAGCTGGTTTAATTACAAGTGCTAATATTATAGTCGGTAATCCTGGAGTGTTTAATATTACAACAATTGGAAACATAACTAAAATAAGCGGAAGTGGAACGGCTGAATTTTATTTTAAAGCGTTTAAAAGAACAAGTGCAGGAGTTGAAACATTAGTAGCTACTTCAAGTGCAACGCT